AGGTGTAGCATGCCAAGTTCCGTAATACGACCTACAACACACGTCGACTCAACTCCTGCATGTAACAGTCCTACGCAAGCGTATGATGGCGGAACTGGTGCTGCTCCTGATACGTCGACGTATGCTTATCACCTCTCGCCGGGCGCTGGCGGGTATGCAACTTCGATTTTTAAAGTAAAAAACTGTGGAAGTCTTCCTGGCGGTTGCATCGCTGCTTATATGAAAGCCAGAGTTTGGCCTGTACCGGCTACTAACGCATGGGTTTATTACTATTGGTATACTGATGGTGGAACTACTCCATTTAATACTGATGAGCTTTATGTTTCGGATCCAGGTGGTCCCGTTGTTCTTTCGCATGCCATATCGACTAGTGTCACGATGTCGAATCTTGTTTGGGAAAGCAGGCCAAACGACCCTTCTGGTGCTGGTCTTCAAGGATATTCTTTTGTTTGGGACTGTTGGGTTGAAGCATGGACTGCAATAAGTGCACCCGGAAGTCCAAGTTGCACACCGGGATTAAGAAAGAATTCTCTTGGTTGGTCAGCTGTCTCTGGTGCAGATGATTACGTTATTCGTTGGACGAGTGATGGCTCTACGCCAACTAAATCTAGCGCTGCTATTACTCCGGGAAATGTTACTTCGTACGAACACACTAGTTTGAGTCACATACTCTATAAGTATAAAATATCTGCAAGGGACGCCGGTGACGCTGCTGGTGGAGATTTGTCGACAGAAGTTTCTGGAACGCCTGCTCTCCCTGGTAGCGCTATTAGTTCTATCATAGGGTTTTAAGGAGAAAACATGTTTATAGTAAAGTTTGGAAGATACGCTGTTGTTTTTTATATCGGATGGAACAATTGGTCTTTTGGCGTGAAATCAGGCTTTCAGGGTCGGTCCTTTGGGCCTATTATTTTTATTCGGCCCAGATGCATTGATGATAGAGGAATGTTGGAACACGAACTGGTTCACTCACGTCAGTTCTGGAATCCGAGAAAGTGGTTCATTGGAAAGCTCGCTAGAGAGGTTGAAGCATACCGAGAGCAGCTAAAATGGCATCCAGATAGAGCAGACATTTTTGCGACAATATTGTCGACGAGATATGGATTAAATATTACAAAAGAAGAAGCTTTAAAATTGCTTACAGCATAGATGATATAATAAAAGCATAAATAACGCAATAGGAGTCGCATTTGAAAGTATTATTAATTCATCCGCCGCACCCTAATTCTACTGATGACAGGCTTGATCCTCCAATGGGCCTTCTTTATATTGCATCTCATTTAGAGAAAAACTATGTAGACGTGGATGTTTTAGATTTGTCGGGAAACAGCGATTGGGACGTTGCTATACCATTTGCTGACATTTATGGGATTACGTCTTATATCGCCACGCTGGGTATAACTGAATCGATAGCAAAGCTGTGCAGATTAAAAAACGCAAAAGCTCAGGTAATTATCGGCGGAGCTCACGCATCTGTGCGTCCGCAAGACTTTCCGTATGCCGACAAGGTGGTTAGAGGCTATGGTGAAGCTCCCATGCTGGCTCTTTGTGGCAAACAAGCGACAGTGGACCTATTTGAGTTCCCTGCATTCAATAAAGTTAATTTAGGATCCTATTCAAGGCTAATAGACGGAAAGCCCTCGGTTCCCTTTTTAACATCTAGAGGCTGCCCATTCAAATGCAGCTTTTGTGGTCTGGCTTCTATGCATAATATAAATGGTCGGTACCACATGATGAAGCCTGACGTGGCTGCAACGCAGCTATGCCGTATTAAGAATGAACTTGGCATTGATAGATTAAACTTCCAAGATGACATTTTTACGATGAATCGCCCTAGACTCTTTAAAATACTAGAGGCAGTAAAGGAGCTAGGATTTAGATTCTCTTGTATGGGTAGGGCAGGCTACGACACTGAAGAGACTTACGAGAAACTAGCTGAGTCAGGATGTCAACAGATAGCATGGGGAATAGAAACAGGTTCGCAATACATGCTTGACCGTATGAGAAAAGAAATAAAAGTTCAAGACAACTATAACGTAATTAAATGGGCTAAGAAATATGGTATAGTATCTAGGGCTTTCTTTATGATAGGATTTCCCGGAGAGACTAGAGAAACGATAGAGGAAACAAAACGTTTCATAGAAAAATCAGATCCTGACCAATACTTTGTTTCTAACTTTACGCCGTATCCTGGAACAGAAGTAGCTGAAAATCCAGAATGGTACGGAATTACTGGCATGTCTCATGATTATAGCAACTATTTTCAGGTTTCAAAAGACGGCCCTGGCGGATGTAACATAGATACAGAGTGGCTTTCTAGAGAGCAATTTAGAGAACTAGAACTAGAGTTTAGACAATGGATTAAGTCCCGAGGCATGAGAGGAGCTAAGCAAAAATATGAAGGTTAGTATAATAATTGCAACTTACAACCACTTGGAAGATTGTTTAAAGCCTTGCTGCGAGGCAATTAAGCAATACGTAAACTTAAACGAATGTGAAGTAATTATTGCGGCTAATGGCTGTACAGATGGTACTCGTGAATACGTAGAAAGCTTGGGCGAATCCTTTAAGCTTGTTTGGTTTGAGAAGCCCGGTTTTGCCATTCCCGTTAATGCAGCGGCGCAAATAGCTCAGGGCGAGTACTTGTTGTTTCTAAACAACGATTGCTTCTTGCTTAAAGACAACGTCATCAATCTTATGTTGGCTGAGTTTGAGAAAGATTCTAAAGTCGGTGTTGTCGGCCCTGAATTTTGCTACAACGAATACGCTGATACAAATTATTTGAAGTTCTATTGCGCAATGATGCCCAAGACTCTCTTTGATGAGCTTGGACGATTCGACGTGCTCTTTGCTGATGGTACTTGTGAAGATGTTGATTTATGTATAAAGACAGAAAAGGCTGGCTATAAGCTTGTTATGGTCACTTTGCCAATCTTTCACAAATTTGGAGTTACTGTAAGGGAGTTGAAAAACATAAGTCAGATTCTGACCAAAAATGCTCTCAGTCTTGGCAAAAGATATAATTCTAAATGGTATCAGAAATATTATAAGAAAATGTCGGAAAGACTTTGCGTATCTATTGTTATTGCGACGTATAATCACTTAGAGGACTGCTTAAAGCCTTGCATAGAATCAATACAGAAATACTGCAATCTTAATAACAAGGAAGTGATAGTCGTTGCTAACGGATGCACAGACGGAACTAGAGAATATGTTGAGAGTCTGGGAGCTCCGTTTAGACTTATTTGGTTTGACGAGGCAATCGGCGCTGCTAGGGCGTACAACGCAGGAATAAAAGAAGCTAAGAACGAAAACATTCTGATTCTTAATAACGACGTCTTTTTCTTAGAACAAGAAAAAGACACTCTAATCAATATGCATCTAATACATTTCAACAATCCAAAGATCGGTATTGTGGGTCCTATTAAGTCGGTTAGCGCTCCAATTAATCGAGAATTTATAATATTCTTTTGTGCAATGATTCGCAAAGAGGTCTTTGACAAGATTGGCTATCTTGATGAAATTTTCACAGTGGGTGCCGGCGAGGATACAGACTTCTGTTTGAGGGCTGAGGCTGCTGGTTATAAAATGGCAGTAGCAGGGGAGATGACTGGTCACAATTCTGCTGAGGGTCAAATCACAGGCTCTGTCCCTATCTTTCATAAGGGCGAAGCGACTGTACATGATGAAAGTTTGGTCTCGGGCTGGAAGGAGATATTTCAGCGCAATGGTGAGATTCTTGCTGAAAGGTATCCCAAAGTTGAGGTTGTGGAGCGAAAAGAAATTCTCTGCGTTATTCCGACGAAAGGCAGATATTTTACAACTCTTCCTCTTGCAATTCAGTCTGTAATTTCGCAGACTGTAAAGCCAGACAGATTAATCGTGTACGATGATGGCGAACATAAAGATTTGAGACAAAACTCTGTTTATCAGTATCTTTTTAGCACACTGGATTCTGCTGGTATAAAGTGGGAAGTTTCGTTCACAAGAGGCATAGGTCAGCATTTTGCGCATCAAGCTGCTAACACATCTGATTTTAAGTTCGTGTGGCGATTGGACGACGATACAGTTGCTCGCCCCGATGTTTTAGAGAAGCTGCTGTCTCATATGCAAGAAGGCATTGGCGCAGTTGCTGGTTCGGTGATTACGCCGGGACAGGAAGCTAAATCAGATTTTTATGCGACGCATCTTATTGATATAAATAGAATGCCCAATTTGCAATGGGCTAGAGGTGCAGGCGTTTACGAAGTAGAACATCTCTATAGTTCGTTTCTGTATAGAACTAACATAGCTGATTATTGTTTGGAGCTTTCAAAGGTAGCTCATAGAGAAGAAACGATTTTTACTCATAGGCTGTTTCGTGCTGGCTATAAACTTTTAGTAGATAGATCAGCCGTAACTTATCACTACCGCAATCCTGAAGGTGGTATTAGAACCGAAAAGGATCCCAAGCTTTGGGAACAGGACGAGGAAATATTTAGAACTGAATTGAGAAAATGGGGCTATAAGTTTATTGCTCTATCTCATGGCCTTGGCGATCATCTTATGTTTGTTAATATCGTCCCTGAACTTTTAAAGAGATGCAAGACGCTTGTTATGTTTTGCGTTTACGGCGACGTTTTTATGGGGCTGCCAAATGTTATTTGTTTGCCTTTGGGCGACGCAGCTGCTTTTGGTTGCAAAGAGACAAGCGTGTATGAATGGATGGTAAAGTACAATTGGAAAAGGAGCATGTTAGAGGCTTATGAAAAACTATATCTTAATTAGCCCATGGTCAAAAGAGCTTAGGGACAAGTCATATAATCCTAAAAACTATCCATTTTGGGAAGACGTAATTGAGGTGCTTAAAGAAGAGTACGATATTGTTCAAATCGGGGTAGTTGGGGAAAAGCAGCTTGTAGATGATTTTAGGACTAATCTTCCGCTAAGAATAGTGGGTGAGCTTCTTTTGGATCCCGCTTGTTACATTTGGATCTCAGTTGACAATTTTCTTCCGCATTTAGCACACGTGGTGGGAAAAGAGCCGGGCATTGTTCTTTGGGGACCTTCGGACCCCAACATCTTCGGATACAAACAAAACAAGAATTTGCTTAAAGCTAGAAAATACTTGCGGCCAGATCAATTTGGCATATGGGATGGGCAGAAATACAATCCAGATGCTTTTGTGCCTGCTAGTAAAGTCATAGAAGCAGTAAGGGGTTAGAATGCTATTTTTTGTTAGAACTACAAAGAGTCTGAGTACGATGTACGCTCGTCTCAAGAATTCGTCAGGCGAGTTTTGGGACTTTGTCTCTTTGGCCTGGGTCGCTTTATTCGCTCCAACGTGCAAAGTTCTTTTGCTTGAGTATGATGATGGTGATCCATATGAAAGTCTTTATATGGGTGAAGGCGATGTTCCTCCAGGAGGCCCTTGGATAGAAGAGGCTGTAGATAGTGCAACGGGTGAAGTAATAGCATTTGATAACAATGTCATGGGAGAGCTTACTTCTATACCAAGTACAAATTCTACGATACAAGAAAAGATTGAATTCATTTATCAATACTTGGCTCTGAAGAGAACAGCAACTAGTAATTTGGAGACTTTACACAAAGACGACGGCTCGTCTTTAGGTACGGCGATTCTTTCGGACGATGGCACTACTTTTACTAAGAACAAGGTTGTTTAATGGACGCTAGACAGCGCAGAATGTGGGTTCTCCCTGCTCCCGATACTAATATCGAGAAACGAGATCGATATGAAATAGGCATATTCTATTCGTTCTTGAGGATGATAGGGACGATCACAAAGCCCATTAGAAGAATATTTGAGTCGCTTGAGAAGCCACCGCATGTTTTTATATCGAAAAAGGGTCCGAACACATTCATATCATTGCGAAAGACAAGCAAAGATGTTTAATTTATAACTAAATTGACGAGGTCTGCCGCGGGACTAAAATGCCCTACGCTGAAAGAAAGATAACGATTGAAAACTAACTTGTTAAAGATGATCTTCGTAAAGAAGAAGAATCTAGACTACTTTGATCTGCCTTGTGCAGACAAATTAGAAGACGTTAGAAGGGCAGTTGTCGATTTGCAGGCTATGGTTTTTTACCTGAATTCTGAACTGTCACAAGGCGTTGTGCTTTCAGAAGTTGTAAAGGTATCGAATAGAGAGTTTCTATCTAAATACTTAGGGTTAAAAGATAGCCATTTTGCGTCGGCTTCAGAGGACAAGATTAGCAATTACCTTAGAGTTACAGCTACTGACAGATATTTCGTGTTTAACTATTCTGATAACTTTTTCTTTAATTCTATAAACAAAGATCTCGAAGCAATGTATCGCCCTACTTGGACTGTTCAGTTGCGAATTTGTAGAGGGATTATTTTTGATCGTGAAAATGGAGAGCTTGTTTCTTTCCCACTAGAAAAGATATTCAACGTAGGCGAATATAGAGATGGAGAGATTTCACGATTTGCTAAGAAATTTGTTGATGTGCCGTCTCAGATGGCTGAAAAGCTTGATGGAATATTAATACAAGCGTTCTACGATAGGCAGAACGACGAAGTGCACTTTAGCACTCGATCGCAGATCGATTATGACGACAATGGCTATATAGATACGGCACGTCGGCTAGCGAAACGAACTGGGCGCATTTCAGCGCTAAAAGATTTGCTAAGGCATAACAAATCAGTGGCTTTTGAGCTTATTTCTCCCGATCACAGAGTTGTTATTGGATATGGCAAGAAATTTGGGCTGATACTTCATCATGTAAGAGATCTTAAAACATACAAGACTTTAGACTATATAGAGCTTCAGAAGGTGGCAAAGAGCTTGGGCTTTGCTTCTCCGACTACAGCTCATTTTAATAGCTTTGAGGAGCTCCTAGATTTTCAGAAGACGAACAAGCAGGCTGAAGGCTATATTGTTAAGTTTGAGGACGGATCCGCAGTTAAGGTTAAGACGAATTCTTATTTTGACAAGCTTAAGGGTTTGAGATCTCTATCATATGCTTCTATTGCTGAGTCCGTTCTTAATCGTGAAGATTGGAACATATTCAAATACGATAAGATTAAGTCTGAAGAGCTGTTTAGTGCTGCGAATCATTATCGCGCGAAAATAATTGACCAGTTC